AGCAATGGCGACGGCGGCTTGGAAGCGGCGCGATGACGTTCTGCGTGAGGCAGACGCTGTTGTTCCGGAGGCCGATCAGCGCGAGGTTGACGAACTCAAAGCCCTACTAAACGCAACCCTGCACCAAATTGGAGGTCAATCATGACTGACTTTGCAGAAATCAAGGGCTTGGTCGAAAAGATCAACCCGACGCTGGTGGAACTCCGCAGCGAAATCGACGAGATGAAGTCCAACACACCCAAGGACGTCATCACAGAAGAAAAGCACAACCGCATGGCGGAAGACATCACGGCCAAAATGGCTGAGATGCAGTCCAAGCAAGCCAAGCTGGAAGCTGCAATGCAGCGTCCCGGCGGTGAAGCCAAAGGCACAGACGCAGAAATCGAAGCGAAGCACCGCGACGCTCTGCGCGAGTATATGGCTTACGGCACGTTGCCAACAGGCTTCAAAGCTGGATCCGAAGGCGTGGAAATCAAAGCCATGTCCACGGACGTCAACCCTGACGGCGGTTATCTGGTTCGCCCAGAACTGTCCGACACAATCGTGTCCCGCATCTTTGAAACGTCGCCTCTGCGCGGTGTTGCAAATGTTGAGCGCACTGGTGCCAAGTCCATCGACATCCTGATCGATGACAACGAGGCAGGCGCGCGCTGGGCAGGTGAAGGCGCTTCCGGCGGCGAAACCGACACGCCAGAACTCGGTCAGAAAGTTATCGCTGCGCACAAGATCGAAGCCGATCCGCGCATGACAACTGAAATGATCGAAGACAGCTACCTCGACATCGAGGCATGGTTGTCCGGCAAGGTGGCAGACAAGTTTGCACGCACGCAAAACTCTGCTTTCGTCAACGGCGACGGCGTAAACAAGCCACGCGGTTTCCTGACGTATGCTGCACAAGCAACATCCGGCACCTACGAGCGCAACAAAATCAACCAAGTTGCAATGGGCACGGCTGACGCGCTCAACGCAGACGGTTTGATTGCCGTTCAAAACGCACTGAAAGAAGAGTACCAGCCCGGTGCTGTCTTTGGCATGAAGCGCACCACATTCGGCGCAGCTTTGCAGCTTAAAGGCGCGGACAACTACTTCTTCTCGCCAGTGTTGTTGGCAAACGGTCAAGCGTCCATGCAGTTGTTGGGCAAGCCTGTTATCTTCATGGATGACATGCCAGCGGTTGCAGCAAACGCTCTGTCGGTTGTTTACGCTGACTTCGCGCAAGCCTACACGATCCTTGATCGCGTTGGTCTGCAAGTTCTCCGTGACCCCTTCACCAACAAAGGCTTCGTGACTTACTACACCACGCAGCGTGTTGGCGGTGACGTCACATCGTTCGATGCAATCGCCATCGGCAAAGTCGCAGCATAAGGAGAAAACACAATGGCTGTTTTTGATACACGCAACGACGCAGAATATGGCCTCGGCCTTTCTGCTACACTGTCAGGCACGACCAAAGCCGAAGGCGATTGGATCGACATGCAGGGCTGGCAAGCTGTCACGTTCTCGGTTTCCACCGGGACCGTCACAGACGCTGGCACGGCCTCTGGCTTCTCTTTCCAAGTTGAGGAAGGCGACGACACAACGGACGCAGGCGCGACCGCTGTTGCAGATGCTGACCTGATCGGCGCGGAAAGCGACCTGACTGTCACGTCCGACGACGACGACGACAAAATGATTGGTTCCATCGGCTACCGTGGTTCCAAGCGTTATGTCCGCATGACTGCTGTCGGCACAACTGGCACAAACGCTGTTGTTGCGGTTCACGCGACTAAGCGCAAAGGCGCAAGCATGGGCACAGCGACAATCGACGCTGGCACGGCTGCGACCTAATCTTTGACAGTAGGGGCGGCTTCGGTTGCCCCTATCTCTGAGGTTAGGGGAACGATATGGCATCAAATATTCCTTGGGATAGCATCCCCGACGCTACCGAAGATAATAAGCGCGCATCGGATCTGCTGCTGCGCCTTGATAACGGCGAGGAACGTCGCACAGGTTATGACGGCGGTTGGCTGTATCTGCACGATGCCACGCATACCGTAGACAATAAGCAATCTATCACTGCCGACACCGAAACGCTTGTGACGATTGACGGGTTGGCAAGCGACAGCGAGACCAGCTTTCGTCGCGGCGTTCCGCTGGATGTTTGGGACAATAGCACGTTGCAGCCGCAAGCAACTGGCGAGACGTTTGAAATCAACCTCACCTTCCGCGTTAGCAAGTCGTCGTCGAACGAAATCTATATGCGCATCGAGGTAATGATTGGCGAGAATTACGATATTCTAGTAGCAGAGGATCGTCGCCCGCTTATCAAGGGCAGCGGCGTTGACGATTTCCTGTTTTTCAACGGAACCCTGTTTGCCACCGGACCGATGGGCGCGCATGGCGCTCGGTTCTTCCTGAATTGTTCCGAAAATGTTAGTGTTTGGGACAAAGCCATCTTTATTCAAAGGACGCACAGTCCATGACCGAAATCGAAATGCTAGAAACCAAGCCCGTTTCTGTTGACGGGATCCGCGTGCAAACGTGGCTTAAAGGTTCACGGCATATGGTAGAAGACGATCTTCTGCGCGGCCTAATTCAAAGCGGTGCTGTTGCTCTGGTGGAAAACCAAGCTGTCGAAGCGGCACCGGAAAACAAAGCCGTTACAACGAAGCGCAAGCAAAGGAACGCAAAGCATGGATCATGACATGGACAAGCTGGCACAAGCGGCTCTGGACACGATCAAGCCTCGCTGGCGTGAACTGCCCAAAGATGTTAAGAAGTGGCTATTAGCGGACGTTGTGGCGGCTCTGACGGCTGTTTCTGTGCTTGAGGAATTGGATGGGGCCGATGAGGTTTAACCGAAAATCAGTATATGTGACGCAAGCGTCCAGCCAACTGGCGGTCGCGCTGTATGACATGAAAGAGTTTCTGCGCGTTGATAACGATGCAGACGACGCCGTGATTACAGCCTACATTCAGACGGCAACTGAGGCGCTCAAGCAATATATGCGGCGCTCAATCCTGACTGAGACGTTCGTGTTTAAGGCTGACGGGTTTGCGTATGTTGATGGCGATGACCGGATCCTTGCGCTTGGTCCTGGCGTTCACACGGCCAGCCGCCCGTATTTGCTCGGCGGTGGCGAGACGTTGGACATCCCATATCCGCCGCTGCAATCCGTTACCGGCATCGTGACGTATGACCGTGGCAACAATGCCAGCACATATGACGCCAGCCAATATCAGGTCGATCTGCAATCTGGCCGGGTGTATCTCAACGAGGGGTCAACATGGCCTTCCGATCTGCGCGCGCAGGACGCCGTAGAGGTGACTTACGTTGCGGGCTATGGTGTCGGCAATATCCCGGCCCCTATCCTGCAAGCAATCCGCGCCTACGTCACGCAGATGTATGACGGCTGCGATGGCATGACAGCGGAAGTGCAGCGTTTGCTTGCGCCGTATCGCCGTGGGGACGAACTGGCGTGGTGAGATGTTCGTCCAAATATAATGCGCGCCAGCTTCGCAATCGGATCAAAATCCAGACCAAAACGCAGACTGCGGATGGCTTGGGTGGCTGGACCGAGGAATGGAGCGCGGGCGACGATGTTTGGGCCATATGGCAGCCACAGAGCGGCTCTGAGCGCGTTCGGGCTATGGGCATAGAGCCAACCCTATCAATCAAGGCTGTGATACGTTTTCGGGGCGATGCTAACGGCGCGCCATATTACAGCGCAGCGGATCGCGTTACATATCGGGGCCGAACGTACAATATCCGGTACGTTTACGATGTGGACGGGATGCAGGATTGGCTGGAATTGATGCTGGCGGAAGGCGAGCCGTCATGAGCCGGGTCAGCGTCAAGGTTGATGGCATCGAGGAATTGATGGCCGATCTGTCTAAGCTGGGCAAAATCAGCGACGATCTGGTTGTCGATACGCTCAACGATCTGGTCATGGATACGCAAGCTAATGCCGTTCGTGGGATCCAGCGCGGTCCAGCAAGCGGGCGGACTTACAAGCGCGGGACAGTAACGCACAAGGCATCTGCGCCGGGGCAGTTCCCTATGAGCGACACCGGGCGTCTGGCGGCTAACGTCGAGTTTGAGGTGGCCAACAAGTCCCGCAAGGTCGCTGTCGTCGGCACCAATATACAATATGGCGCTTATCTTGAGTTTGGCACGTCCAAGATGGCAGCGCGTCCGTGGCTGATGCCCAGCTTCCGCAAGGCGTCTGAGGGCGTGGCCAAGGAACTGAAATCCAAGCTGGAGGGCCGGATGTGAGTTTTGAGACGGTAGCACAAGAACTCGTTTTCGAGGCTTTGAACGGCAACATCAGCGCGGGCGTTTACGATGACGTTCCCTACCTGCCGGAAGGTATGCCGCGCGAGAATTTTCCCTACGTTGTGATCGGTGACGACAGCCTTGCGCCGTTCGATACCGACGACACGCTGGGCAAGGAAGTCACCTTGGAGATCCACGTTTGGAGCCGGACAGCCGGGTTCAAAGAGACCAAGCTAATCATGGGCGAGGTCTACGACATCCTAAATAGAGGCGCTCTATCCAAGGTAGGCTATAATGTGGTAGACTGTCTTAGCGAGTTTTCGGAAACCCTGCGCGACCCCGATGGTGAAACCCGCCACGGGATAATGCGCTTTAGATTAACGATCCAGAAGGAGACCTGACATGGCTGGATTTAACGGTCGCGAGTTGACCATTGACTGGGATGCCACCACGCTGGTTGGGGTCCGCACACGAGGCGTTACCAATTCCAACGAGATGGTGGACGTGACAACTGACGACGACGCAGGCTGGCGCACGCTTTTGGCGACGCCCGGTGTAAAGTCGGTCGAAGTCACTGTCGGCGGCATTTCGTCGGACGAGGTTCTGTTGGCTGAGTTCTACAACGCATCGACCACAGGCGAAACGCTGCAAATTGATTTGCCATCGTCCTTGACGACGCCCGGCAACATCAGCGGCACGTTCCACCTTGCATCGTTCGAAATCACGGGCGAGCATGACGGCGCGGTTGAGTTTTCCTCGACGTTCCAATCCAGCGGCGCAGTGACCTACACAGCATCGGCATAAGGTGAACAATGCGTAAACTGACAGCTTCCCTCGGTGGGCATGAGTTTCAACTAGCGGCGACATTTGGCGCGGCATCTGACTTGTCGGAACAGGTCGGAGATCCGCTTGCCATTGCACGCGAAGCGCAGGTTGAGGCCATGCTTTCCGGTGTTGGTCAGGTCTACCACCCCAAGTGGCAATTCACGGTCAAGAACGTACCAACCATCCTGCATATCGGGATGAAGGCGGCGGGCAATGAAATGTCACTTTCCAAGGTGCAGGACATGGTTGTCGAAAACGGTTTCATGGAAGCTAAGGCAATCGCCTTGGATTATATCGCCATGATCGTGACACCCAAGTCGCAGGAGATCGGCGCAGACAAGCCCAGCGAGGGCGGTTCGTCGGGGGAGTAACTTGGGCCGTCTTTGAGCGCAATGCGTATCAGGCGGCCCGGTCATGGGGGATGCAGCCCAGCGAGTTTTGGGCGCTTCCGATAGATGATTGGTGGATCGAACTGGACGGCAAGGTCGCCGAAAACAGGAAGATGCAAGAGGCGGTTAAAGGCGGGTCTAAAGGCGGCGGGTTTTCCGAAACTGAATGGGCCGATGCCCGCGCCAAGCACAAGGCGAAGATGAATGACGCAGCTCGCAGCACTTAACGTAAAGATCACAGGCGACACTGCCGATCTGCAATCTGATCTGTCAAAGGCGGAAGCGGGCGTAAAGCGCGTTGGGCAATCCGCGACCACAGCGCAAACGCAAACCAAGGGTTTTACTGGCGGGCTGACGAAACTCGGCAACGTCTCTGGGCAGACCCGCGCCAAAATCCAAAACACGTCATTCCAGCTTCAAGATATCGCGGTCCAGCTTCAAGGCGGCACGAAGGCCAGCACTGTATTTGCGCAGCAGCTTCCGCAGCTTTTAGGTGGGTTTGGCGCACTCGGCGCTGTGGCTGGTGTTCTTGCAGGTATTGGTATCCCGGCGCTTGCTTTTGCGTTCCAATCTATCACGCCAGTGGCATTTGATTTCGAAGAGGCGCTGGAAAGCGTAAAAGATAGTTCTGACGATCTGCAAGGATCATTGGATATATTGAGCATGAGCGCGGATGAAGCGCGCATCAAATTTGGCGACGCAGCCGAGTCAATCTTACAGTTTGCGGCATTCCAAGCGGAACTACGGGTGGCGCAAGCCACAGGCAGGCTTCGGGAACAAGGTAACGCTGTTCGCGACCTTTCAATGCAATATATTGCGGCAGCGCGTGAAGCCCCATTGCTCGCCAAGATCGTTAAAGATTTTGGCATTGAGAGCGAAAATGCTGGGGATACGGCAAGGGCGCTTCGCAAAGAATTAATTAATTTATCCAACGCCACAGGCTTCGAAGAACAGCAAGCGGCGCTGTTAAGCCTTAACGAATTTCTGACCGAAGCTGGGATTAGCGCGGCGACAATTCCGTCAGAACTTGCAACGGCGATTGACGATACAATAACGCTGACGACCGAGATGGCATCATTAGCCGAAATCATGGATCGAGTATCTGCGGCAGCAGGTCAAATCGGCATGAATACAGGGGAATTTTTGACGCTCGGCGAAGGTGGTGCGGCAGGCTTAGTCGCACCCGGTGGCGGAACAAGTGGCGGAGGCAGCCGCCGGACACGCGAAAACCCGCTTATCGCGCAGCTTGACCAATTGCAGCAGTCACTTATGACGCAAGAAGAACTGCAAATTGCATCGTTCGAGCGGCAGCAAGAGACATTGCAATCCGCTCTTGAGCAGCAGCTTTTGACCCGCGAAGAATACAACGGGCTGATGGAAAGTGCAGAATTGCAACACTCGCAGAAGATGGTCAAAGCATCCAGTGACCAGACGCGCGGCACGTTGCAAAACCTCGGCACGATGTTCCAAGGCTCTAAGAAGATCGGCGCAGGCTTGGCGCTTGCAAACTCTTATCTGGCCTTCACAGAGGTGTTGAAGGATCCGGCACTGGTCGGTCGACCATTTGCGCGGGTTGCGGCTGCCGGGGCTGTTTTGGCTTCTGGTTTGCAGGCGGTTCAATCAATCAAATCTGCGTCGGCTGGCGGCGGTGGTGGTGCGGCTATCGGCGGGGCATCGCCAAGCGGCGGTACGACAGGCGCTGCGGCTGCGCCACAAACGTCCAACAACGTGGCAATCCAGCTAACGGGCGGCGATATGTTTAGCCGGGACCAAGTAATCCAGCTAATCAACGGCATCAACGATGCGGTCGATGACGGCGCTCAAATAAGGCTTGTGTGATGACAGTTATTCTCGAAAGCGGTTACAGCCTGCCAAGCGGAGACGAGCCTCTAACCCACGCGAGGATCGCTCACAGCCTCAATTGGCTTTCAGGCGGCACAGCGAGCGTGTCCAGCACGGCAACGGGCTATTTCGCCAATGCACCGCTCAACACGCTGACCTATGAGAGGTGGAAGCCTTCAAGCGTCACGGCGACATGGGAATATGACCACGGGTCGTCTGCCGAGGCGGATTATTGCTGCATCGCGGCGCATACGTTCGGCACAAACAGCAACTCAGTGCAGGTGCAGTATTGGACCGGATCCGCATGGTCGGACCTGTCGGCGGCAACGGCTATCACCAGCGACGAGCCGATCATGTTTATCTTTGAGCCTGAGACGGCCCAGCGGTGGCGCATTTCGATCACGGGCGGCACAGCGCCGGAGGTCGGCGTCATAAAATTTGGGACGGCAATGCAGATGGAGCGCCCTATCTACGGCGGCGTCGAGCCGATCCCGATGGCGCGCCAGACGATCCTGCGCAGCAACTACAGTGAGACAGGCGAATACCTGGGCCGCGTAAAGCAGCGTTCGTATCTATCCACGGCCTATTCGTGGCAGCATCTGACCTCCGATTGGGTGCGCGACAATTGGCCGGATTTCCAACTGGCGTCTGAGGCCGAGCCGTTTTGGCTTGCATGGCGTCCCGGCACGTTTGGCGACGTGGGCTATTGCCAGACGGACGAAACGCCAATCCCATCCAATATGGGCATCCGCGACCTTCTGAGCGTATCGATGAACGTGAGGGCGCGAGGCTATGACTGACGTCCCCGTTGGCCGCGAGCCAATCCAAATCGTTGAGATATTGCAGCCGCTCTGCGAAAACGTGTTCGGAGTTTCGCCATGCACGGCCACAGGCACGGCGGACACCAAATGCTACAACACGCGGGCGACTTGCCAAGACACGGCCAACTTTGCGCTTGGCACGCCTCTGAGCCTGTTCTTTTCAAGCGGCAAGGTGGCGGAGCAATCGGTGTCCGGGGCCAGCTATATTTTCCCGTCGCTGGTAAGCGTATCGACCAGCCCGACGAAAGTTAATCTGGCCGGGGCCAACCGCAGCGCCAAGGGGCTTGGAAACCGGGCTGTCTGTACAATCCGCTTCCGGGACCACCAGCACAGCGACCGCGTTGTGGATCCATACGTTGACGGGCGCTCATGGGATCCGCTGTCGCGCGACCGTGGCAGCTTCTGGTCGCGTTGGATCGTCCGCAACAAGTACCGTACCAACATTCAGGTAAAGGTGTACGAGGGCTATTCTGGGCAGGCGCTGTCGGCAATGACCCAGCGTCTCTACATCATGACGTCGATCACCAAGCAAAACTCGGCTGGTCAGATCACGATGGAGTGCAAGGACGTCCTGACGCAGCTTGAGGAACGGCAGGCGCAGGTGCCAGCGGTATCGCCCGGCGTGCTTTACGGTGACGTGTTCGCTGCCGATACCAGCTTCGAGGTCGCTAACGCTGTCGAGGCTGACTACGACGCCACAGGCACGCTTCGCATCGGTGACGAGTTGATGACCTACACCGGGCGGGCAACATCGACCAACGGCATTGAGTTTACCGGCGTTCGGCGTGCTACCGATAACACGGTGGCGGAGGACCACAAAGCGGATGCTGGCGTGCAACAGTGCATCCGCTACGACAACGCAACGATATCCGACACGCTGATCGACCTGTTGCAAACGCGGGGCGGCTTAGATGCGGCCTATATGGGCGACTTTGCAGCCGGGGAGCCGAGCGCGGAAGAACTGGTCAATTATCTCAGCTTTGCGCGAGCGACGCGGGTTTTGTCAGAGCCTTATGCGATTGCGGAGTTGATTGGCGAACTGTCGGAGCAGTTGCAGTTCTACATCTGGTGGGAAGAAACGGAACAGCTTGTGAAGCTGAAAACCATTCGCGGCTTTGACTCACCGCCCGATACCATGAACGATGAAGCCAACGTAATTTCCGGCACGTTCTCGCTCACGGACAAGCCCAAGGAACGCGCATCGCAGGTGTGGGTTTACTACGGGCAGCGGAACTACACCGACAGCGACACCAGCGTTAATAATTACGAGAACCAGTTTGTCGCTGCGGATCTGGAAAGCGAAACCGACGAACTGTACGGCAGCGCGTCTATCCGCAAGATTTTCGGCTCGTGGATTACGCAGAGCGTCATTGCTGAAAGCACGGCGTCGAAACTTATCAACAAATATGTGGACACGCCTGTCGAGGGCAAATTCCGCGTTGATATCAAGGACGGCGACTATCAGATCGGCGACCTGTTTTACCTTTCGCATTATCTCGACGTTGACGAGTTTGGCGAACGCCGGGTGCGGTTGTGGACAGTTACAAGCCGTGAGGAAGTTGTCGCTAACGAAATCGTGGAATATGTTGTCGAGGACGCCAGCCTTTATGGGCGCATCTACTTTGTGATGGCGAGCGGATCCGGTGACTACGACCCAAACAATGTGCCCTTCAAAAGCGGCTACATCGGCAATGCGTCCGGCGTTTTGAGCGACGGCACAACAGCAGCAAGGATTGGATAAATGGCAACCTATACGGCAATCACCAACGGGCAGATCGACCAAGACAGCCCTATTACGCAGCCGCTCATGACGGCTTTGCGGGACAACCCTATTGCGATGGCAGAGGGCGACAGCAGCGCGCCTAAGTTTGCCACGCAGGCGCAGGTAGCCGGAACATTTGCAACAACATCTGGCGGCACTGCGGTTTTCACTAATTTAGACGATTATGCAGGAGTTGAGTTTAAGGTGCTGGTACGAGAAGGAACAGGTACCGATGACCAAGATGTAACTATTGAATATTCTACCAATAATGGCAGCACATGGTCGACGCCCGCAAAAATTGGACATGTAAGACACGAAAGTACGGCAGCAATTGCAATGGGGTATTTTAATTTTTCCGACGGGACACTTGTCTCAATTTGCGATGGAGCGGCAGGAGACCCGGTCGTCCAAGGTTTCTTCGCAAACACAACGATGGCGGGCGCTTCAAACAATATTAACGCTTTGCGGTTTAGCTGTGATACCATTGCTGTCATTCTAAACCCCAACGGCGGAATAGTCTAACATCGCTGCGAGCAACATCGGGGCGTCTTGCAGCGCCAATTGCCCTAATCATAAGTTTATGGCATAATCGCCCCATCTAACCAACGGAGGCCGACATGGCAGTCACGATCTCGCTGTATAACCACACAGCAAAACTGTTTGCGGATGGCTCTAATGCCTCCGGAGACACTTATAAAGTAAAGCTGTATTCCGCAGCGACATTTGACGCAACAGACGACACTCTGGCAGGCATCACTGGGACCGAGGCCACAGCAGGCACCGGATACACGGCAGGCGGTCAGGCATTGGCGAACGTCACCGTTTCCACGGTCACAACCAACGACGCCAGCTTTGACGCTGACGATGTGACATGGACAGCAAGCGGCGGTTCGATCACAGCAAGCTACGGCGTTATCTACAACGACACCGATGCTGACGATCCACCCTTGGCGTTTATCGACTTCGACGGTTCGCAATCTGCTGGCGACGGCACAGAGTTCAAAATCGTTTGGAACTCTTCGGGTATCTTTACCTTCACAGTTAGCTAAGAATAGGTGGACCCAATGGCCAAGTTTGTAAACCGCGCCAAAATGGATACCGCCACAACCGGCACCGGGACAATCACCCTCGGTTCCGCTGTGGCTGGTTATCAATCCTTCGCAGATGCTGGTGTCGCTGATACCAACACAGTGCGTTACGTCATCGAGGATGGCGACAACTGGGAAATCGGCACAGGCACTTACACGGCCAGCGGGACCACTCTTGCGCGCAGTGTTGAAAGCAGCAGCAACGCAGATGCGGCGCTAAACCTGACGGGCAACGCTCTGGTGTTTGTCACGGCAGCGGCGGCGGATCTGGACGTTCTGGACGGCCTTACAGCCACGACCGCAGAGTTGAACTACAACGACATCACAACGCTTGGCACATCTGAGGCGAGCAAGGCTGTCACCGCAGACGCAAACGGCAATGTGATTTTGTCTGAGGAAGTGCAGGCGACTTCATATATTGAAACGCTTGTTTCCTTGTCGGGCACCACGCCAACGGTTGATTGCGATGAAGGCAACTCGTTCACGCTGACAACCAGCGGCAATACGACATTCACTTTCGACTACAGCGGCGTCAATCTGACCACCAACGACAGCTATGGCTTTACGCTGAAAGTGACCGCTGGCGGGACGCACACGCTGACATGGCCTGCGTCCGTTGATTGGCCGGGCGGTACAGCACCTGATGCGCCAGCTTCGGGAGAAACTGACGTGTTTGTTTTCTATACGGTAGACGGCGGCACCAACTGGTACGGCTTCCAAGCTGGGGATGCGCTGGCATGAGCATCGCAAGGCTCATGCAGATGGGCGCTGCTGCGCCTACAAGCCCAGAGGGCGCTTGGGATTTGTCATTTGTTTACTACAACTCCCCCCCAGGTTGGGATATTTCGACGACCAACAATCTTCGCAGTTTTAGTGTCGCTTCGCAAGAAAACGCGCCAGCAGGAATATTTTTTAAGCCAGATGGGCTTAAAATGTATGTAGCAGGAAGCGGTGGGGACGATATAAATGAATACGAGTTGAGCACAGCTTGGGATATTTCGTCTGCATCCTATTCTCAAAACTTTGATTTGTCGGTTGAAGTCGCAAACCCAAGAGGGATTTTCTTTAAACCTGATGGGGCAAAACTTTATGTCGCAGGCTCTTCTGCTGACATCGTTTACGAATATGACCTAAGCACAGCTTGGGACATTTCGTCTGCTTCTTACCTGCAAAACTTTAATGTTCAAAGTCAAGAAGGCGCTCTGAAAGACGTTTTCCTAAAGCAAGACGGCCTCAAGATGTATATTGTAGGCAGCACCAGCGACAGTGTTAGTGAATATGACTTGAGCACGGCTTGGGATATTTCGTCTGCATCCTATCTGCAAAACTTTAGTGTTAATAGCCAAGATGGGTCTCCCGAAAGTTTGTTCTTCAAACCCGACGGAAGCAAACTTTATGTATTGGGGTCTGCCGGAGATAACGTTTACGAATATGACCTAAGCACAGCTTGGGATGTTTCTTCCGCATCCTTTCTGCAAAGTTCTAGCGTTCAAGATACTTCGCCACGAGGTGTATTCTTCAAATCAGATGGCTCTGCGATGTATATTGCAGGCGCATCAAGCGACGTTATTAATCAATTTACTGTCGGCGGTTTTAACATTAACGCACAAGGAAACCTACCAACAGATATACACTTTAAGACAGACGGCCTTAAAATGTATATTTCGGACAACAGCGGAAATGCCGTTGACGAATATGATTTGAGCACGGCTTGGGATGTTTTGTCGGCGTCTTTTTTGCAAACTTTTAGTGTTGGTAGCCAAGAAACAACCCCAGAGGGCCTTTTCTTTAAGCCCGACGGTTTAAAAATGTATGTCATAGGCAGTAGTAGCGATAGTGTTAACGAATACGATTTAAGCACAGCTTGGGACGTTTCTTCCGCAACTTATTCGCAGGCCTTTGACGTTAGCGCGAAAGAGGGCGGGCCAAGAGCGGTGTTCTTTCGATCCGACGGCGCAAAGATGTATATTTGTGGGGTTGGTTCAGACGCGGTGCATGAATACGATTTAAGCACAGCTTGGGACGTTTCTTCTGCATCTTTCCTGCAAACTTTTAGTGTCGCTCCCCAAGCTGCCAACCCAGAAAGTTTGTTTTTTAAGTCAGATGGACTTAAAATGTTTATTTTAGGAGATACTAACTTATCAATTAACGAATACGATTTGAGCACGGCTTGGGATATTTCGTCTGCATCCTATTCTCAGAACTTTAGTCTGGTGAATTTTGAACCAAGCCCACAGGGCCTTTTCTTTAGAGAAGATGGCACGCAAATGTTTATGATGGGGCAATCGCAAGATGACGTCTTTACGTTTAACTTGGGCGTCGAATAATAACATCGAACAGATAGGAGTTTACAATGTTCGTAAAAATCACAAACGGCCAGATTGACCAGTACCCATACACGGTCGGCGACTTGCGGCGTGACAACCCAAATACTAGCTTTCCGAAAACTGTCTCAGCGGAGACGATGGCTTCTTACGGGATGTATCCGGTGGGCTATGAAGGCGCACCAGATTACGATCCGATGACCCATCGTTTGCAGCATAGCAACATGCCAGTGCTCAAGGACGGGGCGTGGACGCTAACAAAAACGGTTGTTGCTTTAACTGAACAGCAGATTGCAGATCGTGACGCAGCCAAATCAAAGGAAGTTCGCGCCAAGCGTGACACGTTGCTGGCCGGGACCGATTATTTTGCTCTGACTGACGTAACGATGAACGCCGCCATGACAACCTATCGGCAGGCTTTGCGTGACATCACGGATCATGTAAACTTCCCGCATCTGGCCGAAGGGGATTGGCCGGTAAAACCGGAGTAAGCCGATGCTGGCATTCGCCGCCATAGCAGATACGCCGCTGGCGGATGATACCGAGGTTCGCTTTATTGCGGTTCCGGCGGCTAATATTGCTGTAACGGGAATTGCGCCAGATCAAGTCGGTAATGCCAGACGTATCTTCCCGCCAGCCGCTAATGTAAATTTAGCAGGTGCTTCGCCAATTATTGCCAGCGGCGTGACCGTCAAACCAGAGCCGGGTCGGATTACGCTTATCAAGCGCGCGCCTGCTGCTGTTTCAACAGGCGTAAAAATAGATCCTGATGCGTTGGCTGTTTACGATATCGAATGGAACAGACCCCGCATTTTGACTGGGCTGTTCAGCGAGCGGCGGATTAAGTTCGTCAACCTACGGCAGACGGGGAGCACTTAAATGCTGGCATTTGCAGCCTTATCAGACGCCCCACTCGCAGACGATACGACCGTCCTTTACATCGACATCCCGGCGGCGTCGATTGCCATTGCTGGCGTTGCGCCTGTCGTCTCTACGGGCGTGCTGCTCACGTCCCCAGCGGCTAACCTAAACGTCGCTGCGAGCGTGCCAATTGTTTCGTCGGGCGTGTCTGTATTTTCCCCGGCCAACGGTCTGACAATCGGCACAGCATTGCCGACAATTTCGCTTGGCGACGCCGTTGTTGTTCCGCAGGCAAACACAATCGTCGCAGCTAATGCGCCCACGGTTGCCGCAGGTAAGTCAATTGCGGTTCCGGCTGCCGATACTGCGCTCGCTGGTGGCGTGCCTGAGTATGCAAATGGCCTTCCCAAGCTAGAGATCCAGTTCGCCGCTGTAGCGCCGCAGATATTCACTGGCGTTGCTGTGAAGCCTGACGCAGCCGATCTGGCGGTCGCTGGCGCTGCGCCTTCATCAATCAGCACAGGCGTTCTGGTTGATATCCCGGCTGGGGATTTGGCACTTGCAGGGTTTGCGCCGGGTGTATTCACGGGCGTTTCGATCAAACCCAACGCGGTTGATTTTGCTGTCGAAGGCGTGGATCCGCAGGCGGTCTCAACAGGTGGATTGGTTACTATTCCACAATCACGCACTTATGTGGTAAACTGGCGTCGACCCGTCATCTTGACCGGGCAGTTTAGTGAGCGGCGCATCTTCTATGTGACGCTTCGTCAGACCATATGAGGCGCGCCAATGGCATTTACAATCAAGCAATTTGACACGTCTCCGACGATTGGGATGAATTTGCAGGCTGCCGATGGCTCTGCGGTAAATATCGTCAACGCTTTGGACGTTCGGTTTCACATGCGCCTGCAAGGTGAATTGACGCTAAAAGTCGATGCGCGTGCTGGCATCATCGATGCAGCGGGTGGCGTGGTAAAATACGATTGGTTCCCAGAGGACACTGACACGCCGGGCCGCTATGAAGCCGAGATTGAAATTACCTACACGGACGGATCTGTCGAAACCTTCCCCAATGGTGGTTACGAAATCGTGACCGTTGTAGATGACATCACTTGAGGCTGGCATGGATATCATCAGAGCATTTTGGCCCGTCGCAGTTGCGTTTGTCGGTTTTCTAGTTTGGCTGATCCGGTTGGAAAGCCGATCAATTGAGAACGGCAAAGAGATTAAGCGGCTGTGGAACCAGCGCCGGGAGGATTTGGAAATGTCCAAGCAAGCCCGCGATGAAACCAACGCGATGCTGGCCGAGATCCGCGATGACATCAAAGACCTGATCGGCAGGATAGGAAAGTGACAGCCTGCGTCCTCATATTCGTAGGATGGGGACATATGTACGTTAATGGGATCGGCAGCGTGTTCTACAAGCGTTGCACCTATCAGTGCGGTGATGCCAAGCTGTCTCGCATTATCCCGCCACATCACACCTGCGCAGACCGGATGTTCCACGCATGATAGACCCCATCACAGCCCTATCAGTTGCGGCGAGCGCAGTTAGCAACGCCAAGTCGCTGATTGCCGCTGGCCGTGATGCCACGGGCGCTCTGGCCAAGTTTGCCGGGGCTGTGTCTGACGTGAACTACGCCGCAGAGAAAGCCAAGAACCCCAGCATCTGGAAAAGCCTCACCGGATCCGCAGAGGCCGAGGCGATAGAGATATTTGCAGCACAAAAGAAAATGCAGCAGATGCGCCGAGATTTGGAAACGCTTATCAGCTTCACCTACGGCCCAAAGGGGTTGGACGACTACAAAGAAACATTGCGCCGTGTACGCGCCCAGCGCAAGAAAACTGCGTATCGGCAGGCTGAAATCAAAGAAGCCGTGATAGTTTGGACACTTGGCGGGCTGGTTATTTTGGCTGGCGTGGCGGGATTAGGCATTTTGCTGTATGCTATCGGGCGAAATGAAGGGAAATGGTAATGCGCAAGATTGACGAAATCATCGTTCACTGCACTGCGACGCGCGCAAACTGGCGCGAAGATCAAAGCACCGACCTCAAGGTCAAAGAGGTTCGGCGTTGGCACGTCGAGGACAATAAGTGGTCCGATATCGGCTACCACTACCTGATCGACCGGGACGGCACCATTGCGGAGGGCCGACCTGTCGAGCGGGCTGGTGCGCACGCCAGAGGGCATAATGCGCACAGCATCGGGATTTCTTTGTTTGGTGGCCACGGCGGAGATCAGGATGACAAGTTCGAAGAGCACTTCACACCGCAGCAAGACCGCGCTTTGCGAAAACTACTGGCGCGCCTGCAAATGGAGTATCCTGCAATCAAAACAATTCGCGGGCATAATTCGGTATCGTCAAAAATGTGCCCGTGCTTCCAAATTCAGCCGTGGCTAAAGGGCGCGGAGACGGCCAAGAAGCCGGAGCGTCAGAAGATTGCGCAAACCAAGACAATCCAAGCAAGTTCTGTTGCGAAGGTGGCATCTGCCGCCACGCCCCTTGTTGGTGTTGTCGGTGGGCTGCCGTGGCAGAACTTGGCAATTATGGGCGTGCTGGCGGTGGTGGCGATGGTGGCTCTGGGCGTGATTGACCTTGAGCGCCTCAACAAATGGAACAAGGGCGACCGCTAATGTTCTTTATGGGCAAACTAAAAATGTATGCTGCATTTCTCGGCGCGGCACTGCTGGCGGTGGTGACGGTGTATTTCCGAGGCAAGGCAGACGGCAAGACTGAGTTAGAACACGAAATCAAAGACGACCGATTAGACAAATTGCTTACAGCAAAGGACGTACAAGATGACGTACAGCAAATGGATGATGGCGCTGTCGCTGAGCGCGCTCGTGAGTGGGTGCGGGGTGGCGATTAGCGGCGATACTTACTGCGACCTATCAGATCCGATCTATTTCGGGAACGATACGGTTGTGGATGAATTGGTGAAGTCGGACCCTAAGTTATTGCGCCAGATCGTGGAGCATAACGAAACCCGCAAGGCGATTTGCAATGACACCTGAGCAGCGCGAAGCCTATGACCTGCACAAGAAGGGCATGTCTCAGCGAGAAATAGCCCGAAAACTAGGTAGAAATGAAAGCACCATCCGCGAAAGACTTAAGCGCGCTCAAAAATATGTGACTACGGACCCAGCGGTGCAGGGCGCTATGTCGGAAGCTGGGATGCAGGACGTTGGTATTCTGCACAGCGGCTGGGTAAAGACTGACGGCGCATCGCTCTACTTTCAGCAGCCTAGAGATAATGATACGACCGACACGCTAGATCGGATCAAAGAATATTTCACCGGATTGCCAGCAATTGAATTGCCGCCAAAGCAGACGGGGCCGAGCGACGCCGATCTGCTAACGGTTTATCCCATCCCGGACGCCCACATCGGGATGCGCGCATGGGCGAAGGAAACGGGCGAGGCTTACGACACCGACATTGCGGTGGATCGGATCCAGTCCGGCATCGGGCAGTGCGTTCAATCTTCCCCAGCATCTTCGGAAGCCATAATTATAGCGCTGGGCGATTTGCTGCACGCCAACGACAACACCAACATGACCCCGGCGAGCAAGCACGTCCTCGATGTGGACAGCCGACATTATCGCAACCTTGAGGCCGCTATCTACGCAATCGCCGCAGCGGCTGAAATGGCCGCACAGAAGCACGACAAGGTGACTGTGGTGGTGCAGCGCGGAAACCACGATGAAAGCGCCTACATGGCCGTCATGTTCGCTCTGGCGGAGCGTTACCGCAACGACAGCCGGATCAACGTGCAGAAACGTCCCGGCGAGTTCTTTGTCCACCAGTTTGGCCTGTGCTTGCTGGCCTCGCAGCACGGCGACAAAGCCAAGGCGGAGCGGCTTGTGCTACATTTAGCGGACGAGTGGCCGGAGATGTGGGGCGCAACACGGCATCGGTACTATTTCACCGGACACTTACATCACACTAACATGCGGGACGTTGGCGGTGTACAAGTTGAGCAATTGCGGGCGGTGACAGCACGGGATGCCTATGCGGCCAGCAACAGCTATTCAGCGCGGGCGCAGTTTCAGGGAATTACTTACCATCGAAACCTTGGGGAAGTCAGTCGAGTGAAGGTGAACCTATGATAATGAAAGACTTCGAACACGTTTATATTTTTCAAATCCGTGATGGCCATTTAGTGATCTATCGGGATGGCGAGCCTGTGGCACAGTTCGAGCAGGATCTATTCCCCCACATCATCGAAATGCTTGCCCAGCAACTCAAATATCCCTGCGAGATATAAATAATCCGGCCCATACTTTTCGCGCCATTGCCGCTTGTTGTTGTGGATTGCGTCTGGCCCGTCCTGATGGTGGGCCTTGCAAAGCGGGATGACATCGAAGTCGCTGGCCTTTCGGCTGCCAAAGCGGTCATGTATCACATGGTGAGCATCTGAGGGCGGCGGAGAGCCGCATACAGCGCAGGGAAGCTGTTTTACGGCCCGCATATGCTCAAGCGCCTCTTGGCCTTCCTGAGACGCTCTGTACGCCTTGCGCTTGGCCGAAACCTTACGCAATGGCGTCTTTTGTTTTAGCGGGCTGCGCTTCAAGTCCAGCTTTCCCAGTATCTACATTTCTCGGTGTTTTGCCGCGCGCTGAAATACAGGTCCGTCACCTTGCGCCGATGCTTGCGCGCCCGGTTGATGGCTTCCTGTATATGAAACCGCTCGGCGTAGAGCGCGTTTAGCTTGCGGATGGCGATGGGGCGCATGACAAGGGCTTTGATAAGAAACCGCATCACAGCATCCCCAGCGCGCTTTTATACAGATCAATGATGGCCTGCTCCTCGGCAAGATCGTCGGCGTCGCGCTTCCGGTCGGCAATGATTTTGCGCAGCGCCTTGGTGTCGTATCCCGTCGCTTTCGCCTCGGCCATTACCTCTTTCTGTTGCTCGGCAATGTCCTGCTTTTCGGCTTCGAGCCGCTCAAAGCGTTCTATGAATGCCCGGATCTGATCGGCGGCTGCGTTCTGGGCGTCATCGGCTGCCTGTTCAAAGGCTGGATCGTGTTTAAACATGGTTATTCCTTTTCTGACCATTCTACGTTGTGGCGTGACCCGTATTCGTAGATCACCTCAATCAAGTCTGACATTTGCTGTTTGTTTAGCTTTGACGACTTGAAACCTATGGGGAAGGGGCCAGAGTTATCCAGCCCCTCGGCAAACTGTATCTCGTGACCGAGGCTGTGCATGAACGCGCATTTCCACGTCTCTGTTGTCCATTTGCGGCCTTCCGGTCTTGCCAACGCAACATCGGTGAGCATCGCCCACATCTTATCGTTTTGCTCTAACGTCCTGTCGCCCCCGGCTACAGTGACGATGGCATAATCCGGCGCAGCATCGACAAGCTGGTGGGCATACGCGCGCTGGCGCTGCCCGGTTAGCCTGACCTTATACGGCATCAAACTTGGCTTTCAGCGCGTTTAGCTTGTCGTCGAGTTCGCCCAGGAATTTCTGCACTTCCTCGGCAATCTCGGCCTGCCGCACCGGATCCGCTTGGACCCGCTGGCACCAGTAATTCATATCACCCGGCAGCCTTGGATCGAAGCTAACGAAATCGCACCACTGCCGCCCGGTGCAAAGCATCTGCACCTCCATCTGCGTGACGTATTTCGCAGGCACCTTTTCGGCCAGCAGCGTGTCGATGTGGGTGGCGCTGTTGGGGCATTTGATTTCTAGCAGCCCGTCCGCGCCCACAAGGCCGTCAGGAGACGCGCCAAAGCCTTCTATGGTAGGGTGGGCAACGAAACCTTCCTCGACCACCTCTGCGCCCGTCATAAGTTCGTATGCGGCCCGTGCTTGCGGCTCGGTCTCGGTCCCCCATTGCATCGCCGCGCTGCTAAAGCCTTCTGTCGGCGTTTGCGTCAGGCGCTCGGTGATAAGCTGGGCCATGTAGTTTGCTCGGCTGGTGCTGTATCCGCTTTTGGTCTTGGCCATCACGTCTGCGGTCCGGGATGCTGTTACGCACCCCAGCCGCGCCGCGAACCATTCACTCGTCCGCTGTTCCATTATCGGCCTCCATCTTGGCTTTCTTTTTGTTGAGCATTGCGATGGCGTCTTTGGCCTGCGCTGCGTTTAGCTGGTGCAGATCCTCAACCTTCATGAATTGGCAGAACTTGGCTTCGTCCGTCTCGGTGTCGAAGATCAGGTCGCTGATTGACTGATACTGTTCGGCGCTGATCGGCTTTGGCGGTTCGTTCTTTGGCGCTGCTTTCGCTGCTGCGTTGCCGTCATCGTCCTCTGGCGCGATGCCAGTGAGGCTTTCCATGCCAATCCGCTTGGCATAGGTTGTAGCCGACTTCATGCCCTGCATATCGTTCTTGCCAACAATTAGCGGCACATCGCATGAAATATGGGTATCTGTTTCGCCGTGGCTCAATGTGGTACGCATATGGCTTGCGCCGTCTGCTGCAACAATGCTGTGCCAAGCTGCGATGCCGTGTTTATTTAAGGCAGGCAAAGCCACCTGCATTACGTCAGCAAGATCTGCATATTTACTGCGAAAGTGCGGATTAACCGCTCCTTTAACTACTGGACCCATTTCGGTTTGGGCAGCAGACAGGGCGATATAGATGTTTTTGTGAGTAGTCATGTTAGTATCCTAGTCCATGTCCGATGATGATGGCCGCATATGCTCCGCCAAAGATTGCAATGACCCCGATTAGGTCGCCGATGATATCCTTAATCTTCACGTTCAAACTCCACTTCATCTGATAGATCCATGATTGCGCTTCGCAGCGGCTTGGGCAGGTCTTTCACGTTTACTTCGCAGCCCAGCATTTCGAGGCTTTCGATGCGGACGCTGGTGTACACAACCTCGTCCCAAGATGGCGAACCCGGCACGCCGTAATCGCTCGGTTCGGTCAACGCGCTAAACCGCGCCGTGATTTCTTCGCCGTTGTAATTTCCGAAAACTGTCATTTGATCCTCGTGGTTGGTTGGTTGATCGTGGGGACACCTTACGCACGCAACATTGCGGCTGCAACATATTTTTTTGCATTGCGCCAAATTTATTTTCCCGTATGATGCGGCTATCAATTATTGGAGAACGGTAATGACGGACAATAAATCGCGCCACCTGTTTAAGCAGTGGTTTAAAGACAGCGGCTATCGCAAGGGCTGGTTTGCGGATCAGATCGGCGTGGACGCTGCATCGATCTCGCGGTGGCTTGGCGGACACACCCGGCCCCAGCGGGCGGTGCGCAAGCGGATCGAACAGCTAACTGATGGCGCTGTGCCGATGGAAGGCTGGGACAATGCCTAGACGCGCCGCAAAGGTAGACGACAATCAACGCGAGGTGGTGGCCGCGCTCCGCAACATCGGATGCTCGGTCACGCTGCTGCACGCTGTCGGTGAGGGCTGCCCGGACATTCTGGTGGGCTTTCGCCAGCAAAACATCCTGATGGAAATCAAAGACGGCAAGAAGCCACCATCGGCGCGGAAGCTAACAGCAGCACAGCAAGATTGGCACGCAAGCTGGCGTGGAAAAGCGCATGTTGTGTCGAGCGTCGAGCAAGCCATAGATGTTGCGATGACCGAAACCAGCACAGTACAGCTTCCCATAAAAGGAGAGATCAGTTAGAATAAAAGCGGCGGGGAGCACTGTAATGCTCAACCCGCCGTAGTAAGGCCCATCCACGGGGAGGATCGTGGGGAAGGCAGGACGCATGAACAGGATGCGTTGGCTGTAGTTTAGCACTACGGGCGGCGTCTCCACAACACCAAAAAGGAGAGGCCGATGAGCCACTACATGACGGCGCTTGCGATGAAACAGAAAGGCTTAAAGCCTGCTGCGAAGATCGTGCTTTATTGGTTGGCAGACCATCACAACGGCGAAACCGGGGATTGCTTCCCCAGCCACAAGCGCTTGGCCGAGGTTTGCGAGATGACGGACCGCAGCATTAGAACGCACCTCGAAGCGCTGAAACAGGCCGGGCTGATCGAGATCGTTGATCGGAAGCGACCTAATGGATCGCAAACATCTAACGCTTACAAGCTGCTGCTGACCGATCATGATACGGGGAAAAATATTCCTAGCCCCACGGAAAATATTTCCGACCCCCCGGTACTAAATTTTCCTACCCATAACCTTGGAAATAATAACCTTGGAAATGAACCTTCTAAGATTAACGATCATTTCGAGGATTTCTGGGCCGCCTATCCTCGCAAGGTAGCGAAAGGCAACGCCCGCAAAGCGTTCGCTGCTGCTATGAAAAAAGCGACGATTGAGGAAATATCGGCTGGCCTCAATAAACAACTCGCAGCACTATCGAAGAAAGAACGGCAATATATTCCCCACGCATCGACGTGGCTAAACGGAGAGAGATGGAACGATGAACCTACCGACAACGACGAACCCAAGCGCCACGCCACGATTGACGCAATCGCTTTCGCAGCAAGAAATCGAACAGCACCGCGCGAGGATATCTTTTAACGTCGAGGTGATAATGCACAGCTATTGGCAGGCATCCCCACCCGATCAGGTCAAAGCAGGCGTCCTGGCCGATTGGTGCGATGCACTGGAAGATTGGACGCAGGAGCAGATCGTCTGGGCGCTGCGGAAGTGGCGGAACGAGAACCCCAACAAGCGGCCCAACCCCGGCCACATCCTGCTGCTGATGAAAGACGCACGCGGTCGCAAGCTGGCGGCGCAGCTTCCCCAGCAAAAGAAGGAACCAGAGCGCGAGCGGGTGAGCGCGGATCGAGCGGCAGAGATACTGGCGCAGGCTGGTTTTGCGCCGAACAGGTTTAGCTAGATTGGCTAAGATGCAAAAAATATCGGGCGCAAGCAAAAGCGCTGTTTACATATCGCGCAAATATCGCGTAATGTGATTGCACGGGGCGCGCCCCAGTAACCAACCTTTCAGGAGAAAGAAATGATTAACTTAACAATAGCAGGCAACGTCGGTCGAAACGCAGAACTCCGACGCACGCAAAACGGCGACGAGGTTCTGGGCTTTTCGCTGGCCGTGGATAACGGCAAGGACAAGAACGGCAACAAGCGCGAGACCACATGGGTCAAATGCTCTATCTGGGGCAAGCGCGCATCCAGCCTAGAAAACTACGTCCGCAAAGGCACCAAAATGGTTTTGACTGGGCGTCCTGGCGTGGACGTTTACGAGGGCAAGGGCAGCCTGACCCTATCGGTGCAGGAACTGACTTTCATGGGCGGAGGCGAGCAGCGCGACAGCGGATCTGGTGGATACGACCAAGCGCCACGCCGGGATGATCTAAACGACGAAATTCCATTTTGACGCCATGGCGCAAAGGGGATCCGGTCGGGCAAGGCCAAGCGTTAGATGTTTGCGATCCATTAGGTCGCTTCCGATCAACGATCTCGATCAGCCCGGCCTGTTTCAGCGCTT